CAGCTAAGTAATTCCCACCAGATGTAAATACAAAATTTTGAAAATCAAAATTAGATATTGATGTTTGAGATGGCAAGCCAATACCAATACCCGTCAAACCAAGGTTAGTGAGGGCTGTCTGCGGGCTGGCTAAATCTGATAGGTTTGCTGACTTCTGGAGTGCGCCACCATCATTGGAAATGATGTTAGTGCCGTCGCCAATAATTCTAACCGTCGCTCCGGCAGCAACAGATATGCCGGTACCACTTGGTGTTTTGCATGTAACACTAAAAGCACCAGTGCAATTATTTACGATTGTCCAACCCTTACTCCAGGCTGGGAATATGAGGTTAATGTTTGCTGTCAGCACACCAGCTAACGTGATGCGTTCATTTGCAGCCTGTAGAGCAGTAAGAGTAACGTTTGCAGCAGCCAACCCAGTTACGCCTGTTGTACCGTAAGTGAACGCAGGAACCCAGCCTGTTAGCGATGCGTTGGTGTTTTCTGGGTCGGCGGTGTTCGCGTCGATGGTATTTAGCCAGCATCCGGTAAAGTTTGAATTGCTTAATACTGCACCCTTTGGATACCCAGATATTGCTGCGCCAAATGTAGAGTCATATACGTTCAATGCCCCAGCGCTATTCCAGCGCGATAAGCTTGAAAGTTCATAGAGTATTTGGTTCATGTCCTGACCTTTTGGCGGCAGCCCACCCGCGGCTTTCAGGAGCATTGTGATTGGCGGAAACCCTGAGTTATATGATGCAGAGTTATCGCCGGTTGGTGTAGTTGGTTCGATATCTTCTCTTGGCCCATTTACGCCAAAAGGGACGGGTTGTTTTTTTGGGTCATCAGTTCTATTCATTTAGATATCTCTGAAAAAGGTTCCATCATTGAAGGGGTATGCATCATCTGCAAATCCAAAATACGGAGAAACGACTTGTCTAACGATTGCAAGAACGCCGCTAGGTATTGGCAGCACTTCATAATTTTCTAAAATTGATATTTCGTATGGCTCTAATTTAAACTCGCAAATTATCCCCATTTTCATACTGCCATAATCGACGCAATAAGACCTCCCGCGCCCAAGGAATAGCATGGTGAGAAACTTGTTGATGTCTTTTATTGTGGCGATACTTATATTTGAAAAAGCTTTACACAATATTAAAGTTCGATAAGCTTCATTGCTTAATCTTACTGTTTCAGTTTCTTGTACCCCCGCATAAAATGGACTATCACCAAATGGGGCCGGATACCCACCGCCATCATCTGCCTCAGAGAAGCCGAAACAATCATTGTCTATCCCAGCTCTAATGTAGCGGGAAACTCCAACAACCTTCCCCCACATGTCTAGACCAAAAGTTTCACACGTCGTTATATTCCAGACTTTTTTAATAAATTCGTCTGTGAAGTCGGCTAGTCTTACGGCTTGATTGAATGTGTCGATGATGGAGAGGATTCTATTACTTGCCGAGTATTGCGTTAGGATTGTATCTTCTTGGCTCACACTAATATCACCTCAATGTCAGATTGTTGAATTGTGGGGATCTGGTCTATGCCCGGCGTTACTGATTGCGTAAATGCCAATCCATCAATAGATATAGATATAGATGAGATGTTCACATAATCGGGTGAGATTGAAATTACAGGCGCGTAATAAATACCGGCATTAATTCTTGCACCAATCCTAGCTTTGGTTATCCCTTCATATTCACCATTAAAAACACGCTCAACCATCGCCTTAACTTGGGATGAGATATCAGATGGGAGGTTCTCATTTGTTTCTATTTCTACTTTGTAATAAATCCGCACCGGGGCAACTTTTTCCCACTGCATATCGTAAACCGGATATGGTGCACTATAGTTTTCTTTATCTTCAATGGAATAGTGGGTATTGCCGTTTAGGTTAGCGCCGGGGTTTTTTCTGCTTAATATTGCATTGGCAACATCAGCATCTTCTCCGCCGTATACGCCGATGTAGATGGAGTGGGCAACGACGGGAAAGTTTGTTGTTCCTTTGTTCACCACTGCGTCTGTCCGGTTTGACCAGACATAGGCGTCAAGAACCCCATCAGTTTCAAGCAAGACAGCAAGCAATGATGCATCAGTGTTACTACCATTTCTTGCCACAGACTGGCGGCGGCGAGTCTCGAATGCTACGCGGGATTCAACATCAATACCCACCACACCAGGAGCATCATTCGTGATTGCATCCCAGCCTGAAACTGTCGCATATATTTGGTTTAACTCACCAGATCCGCAAGGTATTGGGCCGGTGGTTTGATTTTGGAATTGAATATCAATGGATCCTGTTGACCCTATGGTTGCAGCATTGATTGACTGGTAAATATATCCAGCCTCATCTTGCGCAGTGCTTCCTGTTGGGATTAGAGTTCCTACTGCTCCGTTGCATGTTGCGGTGACAATTGTACCTTGTGCTGATATGCGCTCCTGAAAATAGATCCTCCCTATACCATCTTGAAAGCGTCCAGTCGCATAGTCAGGATTCATCTGATTGAACAGGCAAAGCAAAGCATCATAGTTTGTGGCGATGATCTCTGTGTCTGACTGCGATATTTGCCCTTGCGGTGATGATAGTGACTGACTGGCACCGCCCCCCATGGCCGAATCAAAATCAGTAAGTCTGCCAGATAGGACATCTGCAATATCAGGAACAAGCAAACCGGTTTCTGTGATTGTTACGCCGGGAACCGCTGTTTTCAAAGTTGTCATAGAATTACCTGTGATTGGTTTCCGTCTCTATCAGTCACCAGAATGGCACCCCGTGTTTTACGCGTGCTCTTGTCGAAAAACACGTTAGCGATAGCCTGGCTAACAATGGGTAATTTCTTAGCCTCACCTTCCATCTTTTTGGCGATATAGCCAGCGGATGGGCGAGAACCTAGCACCTCTTCTTTCCATGGAATTCCCAGGGTATTGTCGTAATAACACTCACCAGAAAACACCAGGCAGGCTGATGCGACATCTTGAGCGACAGCATAACCACTATCAGCAATGGCAATGTTCCCATTACCATCTAACGTTAAGTCCCATGTATCAGGATCAAGCATTAAGGTTCTGTATGTCATACCTGATTGTCCGTAGCGTTAGATGTGATAGTTGACGATCCGCCCTGAACGTTTACAACGTCATGGTCATGACTGTTGTATTTATCGCGTAGCTCTTTGAGTGACGCGGCCTGTGTTCCAGCGTTGTCTGTTATGTTTCCGTCTGCCGTTATATTTCCAGAGACATGCAGTAATGGAGTCTGCATGTCCACGCCATTAGGAGCGGTTATATTCGCTTTTGAGCAGGTTATGTTTACTGGGTTGGGGGATGTGATATTTATCGCGCCATCTGTAAACTCAATGAACTGTGTTGGCTGACCATTCAGCACGCCACCAAAGTAAATAGCATCTGATTGCGAGTGAGTTCTGAGGCTACCGGGAACAGATTCTTTCCTGGCAGAACGTGCAACTGAGATGTCTACATCGCTTACTGCGATAAGCCCAATATCACCGGCTACTGGGTCCATGATTATCGCACTCCCTCCGCGCTGCAACCGCCAAACAGGGATATTGTAGATCTGCGAACCACGGATGATAGTTCTGTCACTACTGCGAACTTCTGCTACTAGTGGCAATACATCGACCACAAGGTTAGGTGCTATGCCACGAACGGCGGTTACAGTAGCAAGTCTGATAAAGTAATTTGAGTTGAGCAGCTTACTGAATGATGAGGCGAATGCATCACCATCATTAGATTGGTTTTGAGGCGGAGAATAAAAGTTGCTCATTTCTTCTCGTCCTGATTAATTTTAAATCCTTGGCAGACCGTGTGCCAACTTCCCCCTTCCGTCCAAGAGTTTAGAAAATGCTCTACTACGGTCAGTAGGTATCTCCCGCTGGCATTTGGTAATGAAGTAACAAGCTCAACTACTCTACCCTGTGCCAAATATGTAGAAAATTGCGTTTGAAAAGTTATTCCGCTTTGGGTAAAAACTGGATATCCGATTAGTCCGCTATCAGGCGACACTAACGGGACAATATCATCTACCGCTGAACCAGCAGGCCATACCGTGATTATGTTGTCGAAAACTCGATACCATAAACCATGTGCCAGGCATATATCCCTTACCTGATCCATTGGGCTTCCAGAGAAGTGAGGGTTTTGTGCAACTCTCCCATTAAGTCTGCTGGCATTAAGACTGAATCCAAAAATATTACATATGGCACTTAGCATTGATTCAACTGGAACAGCCCCTGGTTGAGAAAAGGCGCTTGATGATGCTGTCTTTAGGTTTAAACCAGAAATGGTATTCATTACTAAAGCAGTTTCAGGTTGCGCATTCATATTCGCGTAGCTGGCATAAATACCACCAGAGAAAATTTTATTATCCCCAGAGTAAACATTTACACTTATATCTTTTGTTGGAGTATATACACCGATACCTTTCCCAGACAATGATGCCAACCTGTCAATGCTAAGGCCAAATATCATTATTTCAGCTTGAATTCCTCCGTAGTTTCCATAAGCACCATATCTAAACGAGGACTTAACATTACCAATGGATATTTTATCATTCCCATTCTTATCAAAAGCTCCATTAGATAAAGTGAATTCATAACGCAGATCTTTTTTACTGTACAAGTTCAGCCTCCGTTATGTAATAAAGTGGGAATCTGCTAGATAATCCATTCCATTGGGGGTTTTCCTGACCTTCATTATCAAGAAAGAATAAATCACCTTTGAAACCTAAATATTTATATCTAACAATCTTATTGGCATATAAGCATGGAACTCCTTGCAGAATAGGGTTTCCATCTACAGTGAGATCCATGTACATGAAACTCTCTCTCTGGATCAGCCGGATTAAACAGTTTTGCCCATCAAGCGTCACAAATATTGCCTGAGATTTTTTATCTTCAATTGATAATGTATTCATGTGATGGCTTCGTTTATTAGTCTTACAAAGCTTTCCGCTTTATTGTTAGCGGACGTCGCCGTTTTCAGTAGTGGTTCCTTTACCGTTTCCACTGCCGAGGTAAAGCCGGAATTTATCGCACCATTTACATCATCAGCCATATCTCCGACTGATTTTTTCAAGTTTGTCCATGAGGTTTTTAGTTCATCAATTACCGAAGGAGTTGAGCTTCCGTTATTTGCATCAGCGCCAACGCCAACATTACCATTCTGAATCTTGTCATCAGTTGCTTTGTTTTTTGATTGCTGACTAGATAAAGAAACCTCCATTTGCTGTCTAATTTCTTCAAAAATCAGGCTTACAACCAGTAATGATACCCCGCGATGACTATTTACTGAGTAGCTATAGTCAACAAGATCATAGCTTTCATATGTATCCTTTGGTGTATCAATGTCATACAGGTTTGCTGATTCAATCATTGATTTGATTGTGGTAAGAGATTTAGATTGGCTAGTAAATGTCAGATCAAAAATATTTGGGATTGAGCCGGTTAAACCAGTAAGACCAGATATAACCACATCACACACAACCCTACCAGGACGAACGACTTTATTGATGGATTGGTACTTGCCATTTTCAATGGGAGCAGTAACAACACTGGCCCCAGCGCTAGGTTGAATTGACGCCATCCCGCTGAACTCAAGGGCATCAGTCCCACTAAGGCCGTGGTTTCTTATTGAGTACGATGGATGGATTACGCTGTCAATAATCGACAATGGAGAACCACCACCAATAGCATTGAATATGTCGCTGGTGTTAATATCGATAATGCTCATGGTTACCGCCAATAAAAACCCAGCACTATGGCTTGGGTAGGGAACTAGAAAGCAAAAGGAGCATCTAAGTGCCTGAATATTTAAACCATTTAACAATTTAAAACAGGATCACATGCCAAACCTTAGTAAGGAAGAATGCCTAATTATTGGGAAAATATTTCTACCAAAAACATCTGACAAAGATTTTGAAATCATTAAAAGAAGCATTATAGAGGTCAAAGGATGCAAAGGAATTTACCGTGAAGTAATTAAACATGGCGCAAATCTATTTGAATTAAAAAATAGCCTGATTGAATTGACTGGGCTTGAACAGTCGCCTTCTAGTGAGCTTGCCAAAATTTTATGGCGGATTGCCACCTCAGCCATTGAAAGAGAAAAACGCATAAAAATTGGCATTGTCTATGGCATCTGGATTTACGAAGACTATCTTTGCCAACACCCTAGCCATGCAAGTTTTAATGGTAAGAAATTCACAATCAAATCAGGTGTCAAAGTGGGAATTTTCACACGTATCCACGCAGGACAACTGGTTGGATGTAACTGCCTGATCAAGCCAGTGATGCCATTTTAAGCTCTTAAAATGGACCATATTGCGTATTATTCCGCCAATTTATGGGTAGAATTATCGAAAACATAAGGACATTGATATGAAAAACAAATTCAAACTAATAACACTCATTTTTATTGCGTCTATTGCATCTTCATCTTTAGCAGCAAAGAACCTAACCAATCACGATGTATTGGTTGATTGTAATAAATCAGCTTCTTCACTGGTAGAATCATATGAAAAAGACGTTAAATTGATTGAGTCAAAAAGGCTTGATCTTATCAGTCTTATATCTGAAGGATGTCAGAGTGGATACAAATCAGCCCATGACGGTATGCAATACAAAGATATTGAAAGAGGCATACTTGCCGATGCTAGAAAAGAATACATGGATCTCGAGGGGCAAGATCTGAAGAATTCAGAACTTCGAGTCGGACTAATATTAGCCTCTATCCAGGCTGGATATTACATTTACAATAATGGTGGGTTAACAAAAAGAGAGCGTTCATAATTCTGTGTCACGTTTAAAATATCATTACAACGTAATCACCTTATCCA